GGGGCTTGCTTATTATATTTCTTTGAAACGTGCACCTAATCGCACTCAGATGTTGAAAGCGATCTATGAAGAAGAGTTTGAACGTGCTATGGGCGAGGACCGTGACCGCTCCAGCTTTACGGTAACGCCCGAATACGCTTACTTTAGGACGAACTAATGGCTAGGTATGCTTCTGGAAAATACGCTAAAGCAATCTCTGACCGGTCTGGGATGGAATACCGGTATAAAGACATGCGTAAGGAGTGGAACGGGTTAGTCGTAGGCAAAGACGAGTTTGAGAGAAAACACCCGCAGTTAGGCCCGTTTAGAAAGATACACGACCCGCAGACTCTTAAAGAGCCCCGGCCAAACACAAACAACATTTTTAACGCTAAAGCCCAATTTCCTATTTTCAATTTGACCACTTTGCAGCATGAAAGAGTGCCGCAAGCTGAAGGTCAGGTTGGCACGGTGACTGTGAGTGTGACATGAGCTACACGTTTACAACATTGAAGTCAGCGATCAAAGATTACACAGAAAACCAAGAAGCTACTTTTGTTTCTCATCTTGGTGACTTTGTTCGCACGGCAGAGGAGCGCATATTTAAAAGTGTAGACCTTGAGTTTTTCCGCAAAAACGTGACGGGCACCACTTCTTCTGGTAATCAGTTTTTAGCGGTGCCGGATGATTATATAGCATCGTTTAGCTTATCTATTGAAAACTCTAGCTCCAAAGAGTTCTTGCTTTTTAAGGACGTGAACTTCTTACAAGAATACAACCCGAATCCAGCCACTACAGGCACACCTAGATATTATGGCATATATGATTTTCAAAACTTCTTGTTATCGCCTACCCCGGATGCCGCGTATTCTGCGGAGTTGCATTACTATTATCGTCCGGAAAGTCTTACGGCCAGCAAGTTTACACTTACGTTAAGTAGCGTAAGTGGCACTTTTCAAGCTGGAGAGACGCTAACAGGTGCCACAAGTGGCTCATCCACCACTATTTCTACTGTCCCCACCTCTACAACTTTGAATATTTCGGTGCCGAGCACTGATTTAACTGTTGGAGAAACGGTTACTGGTGGGACAAGCGGGGCTACGGGAACGGTGGTTTCGACCACTTCAGACACTACAACAACGTATCTGAGCGTTAATGCCCCTAACGCCATGCTGTATGGAAGTCTTGTTGAGGCGTACACTTTTATGAAAGGTGAGCCGGATGTAATGAAGATGTACAGTGAGCGGTTTGTAGAGTCCTTGGTTCGCCTGAAAGATTTAGGCGAGGCACGTGAAAACGATGATGCTAACAGACAGGGGCTACCAAGAAGGGCCCGTTCGTGAAAATTGCTATCGTTGGTTTAGGGGGCAGCTATGCCGATTACATAGCTGCCCGAGTCGCTTCTCAAGAATTTGATGAAATTTGGGGTATTAATTGTATTGGCGGGGTCATTCACGTTGATAAGACGTTTATGATGGACCCTGCTTCTCGTTTTATTGACACAGAAAACGCAGGGTCTCAAACGGGCATAGCTCGTGAGTTTTTGACCAAAAACAAAGCCCCTATCTTTTCGTGTGCCAAACATCCAGACTTTCCCGCTATTGAACAGTACCCCCTTGAAGATGTAGTGAAATCAACTGGTTATTGTTATTTTAACAACACAGTTGCCTATGCTATAGCTTACGCGGTTTGGAAGAAGGTAGAAAAAATATCTTTGTACGGCATTGATTTTACGTACAAAAATGTAAACATGGCCGAATCTGGCCGAGCTTGTTGCGAGTTTTGGTGCGCTATAGCTGTTTCAAAGGGGATTAAGCTTGAGGTGGCGCATCGTTCCGGGCTGTTAGATACTAATGTGCCCGACAACGAGAAGTTGTACGGTTATCATCGTTTAGACGATCCCTTGGTTCAAACGGTGCAAGACGGACATATTTTGATTACAAAACAGTCAGATATAGAACCACCGGAGCCGGTAGAGTCCGACCCGGTTCTTTTTGGGAGACATGACCATGTTTGAGGTAAATATAGCAAGTGTTGGCGCAGTTAACGTAATCACTTCGGACAACGGTGGTTTGTCCAACGACCAAATCGCTGACATGGCTGCGGACAAAATCTTGTACATTTCTGACGAAGCTCCCGAGCCGATTCGGTTACAGGCAGAAGCTTTTAAAGACCGGGTGCGTAATTTAGTGCAATATTACGTAGAGTTGGCTAGAAAAGAAGAACGTGCTAGTATTTGCGCGAAAGTTCGTGAGGCGGGGCAGCACGAACTAGCTGAAGCTATAGGGAGACTGTAATGGCAATAGCACAAGCAATGTGTACAGCGTTTAAACAAGAGTTGATGCTGGGCACACATAATTTTGCGACAAACGGCAACGCCTTTAAGCTTGCTCTGTACGCGGAGAGCAGCGGCGGTAAATCGAGCACCACAGCCACTCTTGGGGCCACGACGACGGCGTTCACAACCACAGGTGAGGTTGCGTCAAGCGGCACGTATGCTACTGGGGGCGGAACGCTTACAAAAGTTGCCCCCACTACATCTGGTACTACCGCTTTTACTGATTTTGCGGATCTTAGCTTTACCACTGCTACGATTACTGCAATGGGTGCGTTGATCTACAACAGCACTAACAGTAACAAAGCGGTGGCGGTGCTTGATTTTAGCTCAAATAAGACCTCCACCTCTGGTACTTTTACCGTACAGTTTCCAACTGCCGACGCTAGCAACGCGATCATAAGAATCGCGTAACGAGTTTTACCGTGGCGAACATTACGGGTTGGGGGCGAGGTACTTGGGGTCAAGGTGCTTGGAACCAAGCCATACCCGTTGTTGTCACTGGAGTTGCCGCTACCACCGCGTTAGGCAACGAAACAGTTGTTATATCTGTTTCTATTCCTGTAACAGGTTTAGCGGCCACCACCACACTAGGTTCTGAAACAGTTACCGCCTCGGCCCTAGTTGGTGCAACGGGCGTATCTGCAACGAGTGCCCTTGGTTCAGAGACTGTAACAGGCACCGCCCTTGTTTCTCCTACAAATGTTGTAGGCACCACCGCTCTAGGCGAGGAGCAGACAAATTGTTCTGCAAATCTCACTGGTGTGGGCGTTACTGCAACGGTCAGCTTTGGGGACGAATCTGTTAGCGCAGGAGCATTGGTTGCTGTCACCGGTGTTGCTGGCACAAGCGCCTTGGGGTCCGAGACCGTCACCGGAACTTCGGTGCTTACCCTTACGGGGCAAGCAGTTACTGGCGCAACGGGCACAGTTACCTTAGAATCCAAGTATTTAGTTACAGGGGTTACAGCTACTGGAAATACTGGTATAGTCCTCGTGTATACGGATATTATTCCAAGTCAAGTGCCAAATTGGGTGGCAGTCGCTGGAGTATCCACAACTTGGACTGAGGAGACACCCTCACAGACACCAACGTGGGTCGAAAAAGCAGCGTAGGAGTTATAAATGGCGAGTTCATTTAGCACTAATTTAGGCATAGAAAAGCCCGCTACAGGTGAATTGTCTGGTTCATGGGGCGATGTCACAAATTTTAATTTTGACATTTTTGACAGGGTCACCGGGGCAACTGATCTTACGGCGTCGGACTTGACCACGGATCTTACTATCCGTGCGGCATCACCAACCTCTGGTCAGAGCAACGTGCAAGTCGGCATGTTTTCGGTTATCAATCTTAAAGACAGTGGTTCAGATTTGGGCGGCACCAACGTGGTGACTATCGCCCCGAACACAGCCACTAAATTCTTTGTGATCAAAAACTCTCTTTCTGGCAGTCGCAGCGCGACGATTCAGCAAGGTAGTGGGGCTACGGTTTCTATTCCAAATGGCACAACGGATATCGTGTTTTGCGATGGTGCTGGATCAGGTGCAGCGGTTACGGCAGTTGGTTCTTCTTTCAATGTAGCCGACAATACAGAGGTGGCAGGGCAGGCCACCGCTTTAGCAATCGCCCTTGGATGATAGGAGTACAGCATGGCAAATGATGCTTCCGTAACGATACAGGCGACAGTTTTGCCAGACGAGATTGCCAAAACTTTCTCGGCGAGTATGA